CTTGAAACGGTTCCGTTCTATTTTCATATTTAAATCCTAATAGATCAAGTCCTTCCGTGTAAGATTTTTCCCAATCTTTTCTAGACATTTTATAATCTAGATAATTAGTTTTCATCTCGTTGCCTAGAGGCTCGAGTACATCGTCAGGTAAAAGTATTGCTAAATTGTCAAAATGTTTTTCCGTGCCGGGTATGTTTATTGCACCTGGTTCGAAGTCGATAGTCGCACTACCGTCTTCATTAGGTATAACTTCTACTGGTGGTTTATCTTGTTGGACTTCCTCTTTGATTTCGATATCCTCGGGTCCAGGTATTTTAGCCTGCGTACGAGTTTCGCTTGGGAGTCCTTTTTCTATTTCTGCCATTTATTACTCCTTTATTTTAATACCATTTTTTTCAAAAAAAGCCAAGCCCTCTGAAGGGCCATCTGGTGTGGGTCCTGACGTTGGTGGTGGGCCTGATGATTTACCTGCCATTTTCATAATGCCACCTCCTGCTTTTTCTTGCCTGAAGTTATCTGCAAAATACTCTGTTTTTATTTGATCATCTAATATTTGTTTAAAACTCTGCATTGGAAATAAATTTAAGTCTATCTTTGGATCTTGTTTTAATAATTGTTGTCTTATTATATCTTCACTAATTCCTGGAAACTTTTGTTTCATTTCTTTTATTCTTTGCTCTTGAACTCTGTCTGCGATAACTGGACTTGTTGCAGCTGTACCACCTGGTAAACTTGCTTGAAACCTACCTCTTTTTCCTTGAACAAACTCTTCACCCTTAAGTATATTTTCTGGTGTGTCCTCTAATGTTATTACTGATCCATCTGGCATTACTCTCGTTAATTGTTCTTTCTTAATTTCTTCATCAACATTTATTTTTAATTTTGGTCCCAATAGATATTCATTAATATAAGATTTACCAGCAGCCTGTTTAAAAGGAGTTCCATCTAACATATCGTTACCAATCACTGCACCTTCGAATAAAATTTCACCTAATATAGCGCCTGGACCTAAAACATTTTTTACAAATCTTCCCGCTTTTGGAACATTAATAGCTATTTGAGTTAAAGCTTTTGCAGCAACTTTATTGCCTGCTTTTGCTTTTCTTGTTAAATCTTCTAAACCTTTTTTATAGTTATTAGGGTCTCCACAATCTACACCCTCTGCTAAACCACAATACTCTAACAGTCCGCTTTCTTTTGCAAACTTTTCAAAAACTTTTCTGTTAGCAGAGTTGTTTATGTTCGTTTGAAGACCAGCTTTCGTAAACTCACCTAATAAATCTGTGGATTTTGTCACTGGTAGTATATTGCTAGAAAATTTAACTTGACCCGAAGGAGTTCTAGTTATTGAAACATCATCAAGGTATCCTCCATATTTTTTACTAAATGAATTTTTTTTGTCTACTATCTGCTGATAAATAATTTTTTTTCTATCTAGATTATCCGTGGCTTCATACTTTCTAAGTAAATCACTTATCGGTTTATCAAATTGTGAGTTTTTAATTTTAATATTAAATTCTTCTGTTACTGGTGTAAATTTTATATATTCAATAGGATCAGCGTATCCATTACGAATCAAGGCGCTTGGTATTTTATGATCATACATAATTTTTTCACCGCTTTTTAAAATACCTGTTGCTTTAGCTTTATCTCCAGCTTTAAAAGCATCGATAGATCGAACTGCCTCTTCAAACATTGGTTTATATTTAGGATCAACCACTCCAGAGAGATATCGAATAAGATCGTCAGTGCCTGCTCGTGGTGCTCTAAAGGTTTGAATATTTCTATACAACTCTTCTCCAACTTCTTTGTATATTAATCTAGATATGGGTCCTTGAATTTTTTTATCTAAATTAAATTTTTTTAAAAGTTCACTGTTCTTAATTCTAGCTCTAGCTTCTTGTTTAACTTTTGCTGGTCCACCAGATAATATATCTTTAAATTCTTTAGTAATACTAGATCTAACTTCAGGGTTGAAATTATATAGTGTTGAAGCGTATATATTATTTAATAAAGGTTTTGTTAGTCTACTAGTATCACCACTAAAACCTTTTAAACCTAAAACTTCATTTGTAAAACCTTGAGTAAACAAAGGAATTTGATTTTGTTTTGCAGCTCTATTTAAAATGTTATTAGTCCCAAACCTTTTTTCAATAGCAATTTTAAATTTTTTAGGATCGTTAAAATTTTTTGCATTTGATGTCATCCATTTTTCTATTTTTTCAAATTTAGCTCTAGTATCTACTTCTTTAATTCTGCTGCCTGACATCATTTTAGTCAGTCTAGCTTCATTACCAGCTTCTCTTCTTTCATCGAAAACATCTAAAACATATTCAACATCTTCTCCTAAAGCTTTAGCTATGTATCTAACTTCATTGTCATTGACCTCTGCTTTGTTAATTGCTTGAACTAAAGAGTCTGTCATCTTGCCTGTTGGATTATTGTCTGATTTTGTTAACAGGTAAGTTATATTATCATCAATATCTGCTTGTTGTATTATTTCTGCAATTCTATCTAACGATTGTTTTCTTGCTTTAATATTTTTAGCTTGTTGTGTTTGTTTAACCTTATCTCCTTTTTTAAAACCAACACGACCACCTTCTGCATTTTTCTTTCTACCAAGAAACTCATCGATATTTGCTTGATTCATATCATCAATATCATCCACAACAGTTCTTTCTTTTACATTTGGTATATCATCCATCATCTGTTTTATCGCTTTATTCTGCCTGTCTTGTAAAACATCCTCGTAGTTTTTACCAAAATTTGCTTCAGCCCAATCAGGGTGACGCAAAGCTCTCATTTTATCTGCAAGGTCGGGACGATTATTTTTTTCAAATTTTATAATATCTTCAAATAATTCTGGGTCGTTTAATTTTATTTCTTCATCAATTAATGTTACATAATCATCTGTAAGCACAGATGTTTCATTTAATTTATCTTGAATAATTTTTAATTTTCTATTTTTAACAATTTGTGTTGCTTCTAAATTAGCTTTATTAAGAGCTTCAATAAGATTCATACCTTCACTTTTGTATTTATTTATAAGTTCTTTTTGAATTCTACCCTGTTGAAGTCCTTTGATACCTTTATATAACGACGTTATACCACCTTTAAAATAACTTGCTCGACCGCCTTCTGCTTTTTTATCAGGGTCTGTATCTTTTCTCTTTTTAATTCTTTCAACAGCTTCTTTATTTTGTTTATTCATTTTTTCTAAAAGTTCTTTTTCACTTTTACCACCTTGAATAACTTTAGGTTCAAAACCTTTAAAAGCATCTAACTGTGTTTTAAATCCAGAACCCTCAAGAGCAAACTGATCACCCTTGTTTAGTGGTATGCCTCT